CGGACATTTTACGAGAACGTGGTCACAAAATATATTCAAATAGAGAAACAAAACAACCTGTAATCAAATAAGGAAAAATATGTTAGTACCGATGGTGGTAGAAAAGACTGGTCAAGGTGAACGTGCTTTCGACATTTATAGTCGATTGTTGAATGAACGTATTGTTTTTTTAAACGGCCCTGTTGAAGATTACAGTTCAAACCTTATTGTGGCACAGATGCTACATCTAGAATCAATGGATAGTGAAAAGGATATTAATTTTTATATTAATAGTCCAGGTGGAGTCATTACAGCCGGTATGGCAATTTATGATGTGATGCAGTTCGTTAAACCTAATGTTGCCACCTATGTCATGGGGCAGGCCTGTTCAATGGGCTCGTTTTTAGCACAGGCTGGTCATCCTGGTAAGAGATTTATGCTGCCTAATGCACGTCATATGATTCACCAACCTAGTGGCGGTGCTAGAGGCATGGCATCTGATATTGAAATAAGTTACAAAGAAATTATGTTTTGGAAAACTAAACTTACAATGTTATATGTAGAGCATAACACAGCAGGCAAAACATTTAACGACTTCGAAAAAGACATGGACCGTGATACTTTTATGAGCGCAGAAGATTCACTCAAATACGGTTTATGTGATAAGATTATTGCACAACGATAAACTGATTATAAAATAATGTTCTTACAGTGAGTAAATATTCTTACTCAAGGAGAACATTATGGCATATTTAAACTTAATACTTACGGCAATTATTTTAGTAATATGGGTTATGTTGTTAACTTATATAATAAAGTTAGAACAATCAAGAACAGAAAGTCTAAATATTGTGAATGAAATAATCACAGAAGTTCGTTCAATAAAAGAAGATTTTAAAAAGTTGAAATCTTTTATCAATAAATATTGACAACCTTTAATGAGGTTAGTATAATAAATCAGTGGACTTAGACATTCACCCCACTCAAAATATTCTGCATGTCATCAAACTTGCTACTTTTTAAAAGGAGAGAAGTGATGGCAAAATCATCAACAGTTGAACTTATTAGACACATGGCGAGAAATCTTCCATATCGTGGTCCTGTTAATTACACATATACAAGTACTAAAGAATATCATGACGCATTTCCCTGTGCCTATAGACAATGGCGAGCCGATAGCCATTGTAATATGATACATGGTTATAGTTTTTCAATGAAGTTTTATTTTGGAACCAATCATTTAGATGTTCGTAACTGGGCTGCCGACTATGGCGGTTTAAAAGAACTCAAAAAAATATTAGAAGATCAATTCGATCACACCTTGTTAGTAGCACAAGATGATCCAGACATGAATACATTCTTACTACTACAAGAAAAGAAAATGGCCAAACTTACAATACTTCCTAGACTAGGTTGCGAAGGTCTTGCGGACATGTTATACAAATATGTAAATGGTGTTTATATTCCGGATCTGTGGGGTCCAGGTGAAGCAGAAAGATTATGGTGCTACAGAGTAGAAGTTAGGGAGACTCAGAGCAATATGGCTTTTAGAGAAGGGCACAGAGAATGGAATGAGGACTTATTTAATTAAAGAGGCAACATGAAAAAAATTCTGGTTACAGGAGGAGCAGGATTCCTCGGTAGTCATTTGTGTAGTAGATTATTAGCAGCAGGAAATCATGTATTATGTGTAGACAACTATTTTACTGGCAATAAACGTAATATAGAACATCTGATCTCTAATCCATATTTTGAAATCATCAGGCAGGATATATGCATGCCTCTATATGTAGAGGTAGATGAAATTTATAACCTAGCCTGTCCTGCTAGCCCTAAGTATTATCAAAAAGATCCTATTCAAACTATGAAAACCAGTATACTCGGTGCTTATAATTTGTTAGGTCTAGCCAAAAGAACTGGTGCTAAAATATTACAGACAAGCACAAGTGAAATTTACGGAGATCCTAAACAACATCCGCAACCGGAAACATATTGGGGTAACGTAAATCCTTTAGGTGTCAGAAGTTGCTATGACGAAGGTAAACGTGCTGCCGAATCCTTGTTTATGGATTACCATAGACAGCATAATGTTAAGATTAAAATTGTTAGAATTTTTAATACGTACGGGCCTAATATGGCCCCAGATGATGGCAGAGTTGTAAGCAACTTTATCATGCAGGCACTAAAGGATCAAGAACTTACTGTATACGGAGATGGTAGTCAAACACGAAGTTTTTGCTATGTAGATGATCTGGTTGAAGGTATCATTAGAATGATGAACACACCAGACAATGTGATAGGACCTATTAATCTTGGCAATCCTGGAGAGTTTACTATGTTAGAATTGGCTAATTTAGTTAAGCAAAAAACAGGAACTGATGCTAAAATTGTACATAGAAATTTACCGCAAGATGATCCTAAACAACGTAGACCCGATATTACAAAAGCCAAGTTCTTTTTAGATTGGTCTCCTACAATAGACCTAGATCTAGGATTAGATAGAACAATAGAATATTTTAAAACAAGTTTACAATGAAAACTGCACTTATCACAGGAACAAGTAGAGGCATAGGCTACGAACTCGCCAACTTTCTATTAGAAAAAGATTACTTTGTACTAGGTATTTCTAGAACAGGTAATGATATTACTCATCCTAACTATACACACCAGAATTTAGATGTAAGAGAAACTGCAAAAATAGACAACCTAATAAATCAATTAGAATGTAAGATAGACCTATTCATCAATAATGCAGGTGTATTTAGGCAAGGCCCTATTGAAAACTTTTTAAATGAAGATATTAACCTAATAATTGATACGAATCTTATTAGCCCCATACATATTACCAAATCTGTTATAGGCAAATTATCAGATAGTTCACAAATAGTGTTTGTAAATTCAGTTGCAGGGCTATACAATTTTCAAAATCAATCTGTTTATTGTGCTAGTCAACATGCTCTAACAAGTTTTGCTAAAATTTTAGGAAAAGAACTACGACCTAAACGGGTTAGAGTCTGTAGTCTACATTTAGGCGGAGTCAATACAACTTTTTACGGTGAATATAATCCTTACCCATTCGGTGATATAAGTCAAGCAATAGAAACAAAAGAAATTAACAGAGCCGTTGAACTTATCATTAACACACCGGACTGGATTGATATGAGTACAATAGAATTATTTCCTATGATTGAATGGCATGGATAACAATAAAAAACTAGAATTAAATCATAAATGGACTGTTTCAATAGAAGAAGATTTAGAAACAGGTGAAGCCTTTATTGAACTTCCTCAACAACTCTTAGATTTACAAGGATGGGAAGAAGGTACTATAATAGAATGGGTGCCGCAGGATGACGGATCTTATATAATTCAAAAGGCAAAAGATGCAGAATAGTAATGAAAAAACACGTATGTTAGAACTAATGGCACCTATTGAACGACAGATTATGATGTGTGATGACAGGGCAGATCTACTTATGATTGCCAGTGCTATGATGGTCTATGCCGAATCTATATTTGATAACGAAGTCGGTATATCAGGCCGTAAACAAATGTTTAAAGATTTTGCAGAAAAATAAAGAAGTAATTGTTAAATGGCATAACCAGAGCGGGTTATGGTGGAATGAAACCTGCGCCAAGGTATTAGAAGTATTCGGTTTACCTGGCGATCGCTACACCTATCATCCTACAACTGAGCATATGGTCTTCTTGTTCACCACTGAAAAAGATGCTATACTATGTACATTACTACTTAGTGAGAGACTATAATGTCAGAACGTGTATTATGTAAGGATTGTGTTCACGGATTTGTCCCATGGAAGGATTTTCTATTTGCTTTTGGAGATAATAGATCACTATATACTTTATGTAGTCGAGCATGGGTAGAACCTACCGAAGTATTTGATTCTGTAGTAGGACCAGTTAAAAAAGAAGGCTTCTACAGGCGTGCTATATTAGAACGAACGCCAGGTTTTAAAAGCGAAAACAGATGTGGTGAACAAGCACAATACTGGACCCCTAAAGATAAAAAACATTTATTCACCTATATTAAAAGAATTGAACAATGACTAAACGTATCGGTTTTGCCTGCAAGTGGATTGACCATGCAGGACAAGTTGATGGTATAAAACCCAAGGATGACTGTAAAAAATACAATACAGGTGCGACTACAGTAGCCTGGTTAAATAGACAGACACGAGATAAGGCTGTAGATAAACTATGGGAATTAACCAAATACAACATAGAAGCGACTCGTTTACTTGTAGAAAGAGTAGGTAAACTTGAAGAAAATCTGCGATTATTACGACTCAGCAGCGATATACTTCCTGTATACACTGAGCCTACCTGGTGCTGGTATTGGCGGCTACCCGACGTACAGTCTTACGCCGAACGACATTTCAGACGGATTGGGGATCTGGCCCGCGAGAATCGTGTTCGGCTTAGTTTTCATCCTGGCCAGTTTACTGTTCTGGCTAGCGATAATCCGGATATTGTAGATCGTTCAATAGAGGAGTTTGAATATCATGTGGATATGGCCCGCTGGATGGGGTACGGTAAAGAATTTCAGGACTATAAAATCAATGTCCACATCGCGGGTCGCGCCGGTCCCGAAGGTATTCGAGCAGCACTTAAGAGAATGTCTCCAGAAGCACGAAATACCATTACCATCGAAAACGAGGAAATAAGTTATGGACTCACTGATTGCCTTCAACTTAGTGATGTTGTGCCTATTGTGCTTGACATTCATCATCATTGGATTCGTGAAGGCGAATATATCAAGCCATCTGATGACCGTGTCAAAAGGGTTATTGACAGTTGGCAAGGTGTGCGCCCTGTGTGCCATTATTCTGTCAGTAGAGAAGATGTCTTGGTTAACCACTGCGTTCGTACACTTCCCGATCATAAGGTTCTCTTAGAATCAGGACATAAGAAGCAAAAACTGCGGGCACACAGCAATTTCTACTGGAACAACGCAGTTAATGAATGGGCACTGAGTCACTGGCAATGGGCAGATATTATGGCAGAAAGTAAAGCAAAAAATCTTGCTTCATTTGCCCTAAAAGAGCAAGCAGTTAAATTAGGCCTTCTTTGAAGCAGGCCTGCGACCACGAGGCTTGGCAGCAGCCTTTGTGGTTGCTACGGCTTTTTTAGCCCTTGTTTTAACTTCTTTTACAGTCTCCGTGGCTGCTTTCTTTGCTCTAGTACGAGTTTTCTTAACCACTTCAACAGCATCTTTTACGTCTACCTTACCGTCTTTGTTAACATCTAATGCAGCAACTACAGGTTCAGCAGGCTTGATTTCAGGAGATGCTGTGTATCCTTCATAAGTAGAACTTTCATTCTTAGTGTTGTAAGACCTCCATGCAAAGTATCCTACTACTAGAACAATAATAAGTGCAACTAATTCCATTTCAATATCCTTTCGAATTTATAACAGTATTTAACAGAAAATAAATAACCTTGTATATAATGGCAGACTATGAATAAACTACGTGAAATATATGATGAAGGCAAATCTTTATACGGACAAACTCCTGAAACTTTTTCAGATAAGGGTAGTGTACATAGTTACATAGACACTTATTTTGATATATTAAAGAATTACACGCACTGTAAAATATTTGAAATAGGTGTTAGAACAGGCGGTAGTATCTGGCTATGGAGAAAATTACTACCTAGTTATGAAATATGGGGCATAGATCTAGATGCTAACTTCTATGCTAATCGCCCTTTTTCAGAAGAACTTAGAAAAGATCCTAACGTACGAGTACACTTTAGGCGTAATAGTTTTGATGATACAAGTTATGCCGATATACCTAAAGATTTTGACCTTATAATAGATGACGGTGATCATAGCGCAGAAGGCATTTGTAAAACATTAGATAATGCATGGCATCACTTAAAAATAGGTGGTACTTATGTTATAGAAGATCCGCAAACAGACGAGGCTATAAATACTATTAAGAATAAATTATCAATGCTGTCCGCTAAGTCAGAAATCACTGTATTAAAATTTAGACCGAACAGCGACGATACTCTTATTGTAGTCAACAAAAAGGAGGATTAACTACTCACATAACTCGAACTTTTTGGAGTCTAAAATGCCTAACAATGCACAAGAACATGAACTAGAATTAGAAGATTTTGACGATGATGATTTTAACGAAACTGATTTCGGATTTATTATAAGCGAAAATGGAGAACTAAAAAGCGTTATGTATCCGGAGAAATTAATGGATGATCCTCCTGAAGAAATAAAAGAAATATTAAGAATTTTTGGAATAGACGATATCAGCGAAATTGAACATAGGACCCTACATTAGGAAACTAAAATTTAAGGTAAATACCTCTATAATGTAAATTATAGAGGTTTTTTTACGAGTCTAAAAATGAGCGATACTGATAAAAAATACTATCAACTTGGAGCCAAAACTGAAGCAGATTGGGATGCTATACACGCTGTAATGATGCAGGACGGAACATTGGAAGATAATATACCAAGCAGAAGTATAGAATGTGCTAACGATATGCCTCATAGCCCAACTAGATCAATATACCTACTAACAGATGAAGAAGCAGAGCAATTAAAAAACCACCCCGGTATACTGTTTATACATCTAGATCCTACACATTATCCGGAAAAGTTTCATGTACCACCTGAGGAACTTTTTATGGTTCCTATCTATAAAGACACGACAAATAGATGAGTTTAAAAGAATACATTGTAACACTACACAAGCACGAGGACTTGGCGAGTTTCTATGAGGATATGGAAACACCTGGTGGTGATTTATATATCCCAGATCGTGCTGTAGATGTGGCCAATCGCAGACCAATCAGTAGAAACACTCATTATTTTCTAACTGCTGAAGAGGCCTCTCAGATAAAACAAGATCCTAGAGTAAGAGATGTAGAACTTACTCCAGAGGAACTTGGATTAGTGTCTCTACCTGGCTGGACAGACACACAGGGTTATTATTCAAAAAATACAGTTACAACAATAAACGACCGTAACTGGGGGATATTAAGAGGATTTGATAGGTATCATGTAGACAACTGGGGGTCTGATGGTGCTACAAAAGTAAGAAACTCTAGCCCTAATTCTAAACTTGATGGTACAAATGTTGACGTTGTTGTACGAGGTTACACTATAGATGTTAATGCTCCAGAATTTGCTGTAAATGCTGATGGCACAGGTGGTTCAAGATATTTCTATGTAAACTGGGGCGACTACGGACTAGGATCTACCTATACTCAAGCATCGTTAACGAATGATAGAAGCGGTGCTCATGAAACTATCTGTGCTAGTATTGTGTTAGGTAATACTCAAGGATGGGCACGAAAAGCAAGATTTACCAGTATTCCTAATAGTACAACTTATTACGATTATGTTAGAGCATGGCATCAAGCCAAATCTGTTAATCCGCAAACAGGGTTTAAAAATCCCACCATAGTCTCAGATAGTTACGGCGGTAACTTCGGCATTGATGCCACATCTATAACAAGTATTACCTATCGAGGCACCACATATAATGGACCGTTTGATACATCAACCGATTTCAGCCAGTATAAACTATGGTTAAACAACACAGGCGAAACACTTTACAATCAGCCTAACGGCAGAGTAGTATTC